CTGCAGGCGACCGGCTGGGTCTCGAGGGAGGCGCGACACCGGGAAGCATTGCAAGACGAACTCGTCCGTCTTCACCGACCTGATGTCCTTTCGGAAGTCGATGGTGGCGAACGACGTCTTCGAGGGGGAGCGCACCGGTCGCAGCTTCCCTGCCTCAGCCATCTCCCCGCCGATGGCGATCGCCATCAGCGCCACCTCGAGGTAGAGGGCGTCGTTTGCCCCCTGGGTCGTCTTGTGGCGGTCGCTCTCGACGTCTTCCATCTCGCGAATCGCCACGCCGCTGTTGAGGCCAGCGGGCTTAGTGCCGTGTGCCGACATCTGCGAGACGCCTGCCCTGTTGCGCATGCGCTCGATTATTTCCTTGGCGTTGGTGAGCCACACGGCGTCGATTGGAGGCACCGTGATGTACTGCGGCGGCTGTCCCACGTAGTCGATGATCGCCCCGACGTCGTTGTTGAGGTGCTCCTTCACTACCTTCGATCCAGCCTGGCGCAGCACCTTGAAAGATCCGGCGAGGCGCATGCTCTTTTGGATCATCTGGAGCTCGTAGTTGAGCTCGATTTGGTCGCCCTGCAGCTGCTCACACAGGCCCTGGCTCCAGTAGCCCATTGGCCGCTTGCACCACGTGATGCGCGCGAAGGGGAACCACGGGAACGGCCAATCCTCAGGCTCGCAGAGCAGCGTTCCGTCGCTCATCGTGATGCAGTGCGAGCCGCCCTCGAATTCGCCATCGTCGTTCTCTGTCCCGAGGTGCCAGGACTCTGCAACCGCCACCATGTCCGAGATTGACTCCTTCGGGATGCCGCGCACGTCCCTTGGCACGCGCATGATCTCCTCGCGGTGCTCGGGGAAGTAGGCGGCGAGCTCTTCGCGGTCGACCAGCTTGAGCCAGTGGAGGTTGCGCGGAGATCCGTACTGCCCCTCGACTTCGTCAAGCCAGAGCTCGGTTCCCTGAACTCGCTCGACGCGAACCTTGCCGGCTCGCCCGAAGACATGCAGGAATCCGTCACCTGAGATGAGGCCATCTCGGAACGCGTCGCGACCTACTTCGTAGACCTTCGACTCGTAGAAGACGCCCTCCACCCACTGGTTGAGCTTCTTCGCCTTGCGCTGCTGCTTGTACGACCCGCCGCTGGTGAGGAAGTACGGGCGCGGCTTCACCTCACCAACCCTCGACGTCAGCGTGTCGATGACTTCCTGGCATGCGTTGTAGGTGATGCGCTGCCGGCGCGCGTCCGAGCCCATCGCGTTCTGAGCGCGCGAGAAGGCGCCGCTCGAGGGGCTGGGCTGGTTGCCGTAGAGCCTCTGCGCGATGACGGCGGCACGGATGCGCTGGGTCTGCGCCTTCTGCAGCTTCTCAATCTGCGCGGCGACGGTCTCGGCGCACTCCCTCCCCTTCATGCGCCACCAGTCGCGGCGCAAGTTGCCGTCGCCGGAGATCGACCGCCCCGACTTGTGGGCCAGCTGGCCGGATTTGGGCTTCAGGTCTCGGTAGTCGCTCATGGGGTGTCCTCGGGCTCAACTGGTGAACAGGCGCTCTCGTCGCAGCCCTGCAGGCAGAGCCCCTCGTCGTTGTGCTCGTGGGGGCCGTGACCGCATCGGCATCTCGGCTCGTCCTTCGCGGCCTCGACGTCGGCCGGAGGGTCGGAAAGCATGGGCGGGAAGAACTCGAGCTCGACGTTCCCGTCGCTGTCCTCGTGGAAGGTCCGCACGCCCTTGGCTCGAAGGAGGTCGAGAAGGGGGCCGAGCTTGGTCAGGTCCGGGTCGGCCATGTCACTTGCTCCAGTCGATCAGGTCGTATCCTGCGCGGTACGCAGCCGTGTTGCCGCCCACACCCTCACCGAACCGCGTGAACTGCTTCATGAGCTGGTCCTTCAGCCGCTGCTCGCTCGGCGTGAAGCTGCCGTCGTACCGCCCCATGCGTTTCTCGAGCGACTTGCCGCGAGGTGCTTCGCTGCCGATTGGGTCGCCGTTCACTGTGCGGCCTCCTCTTCGTTCGGGTCGGCTCGGATGCCTTTCAGAAGCTTCTCGCGCATGGCGAGTTCCCCCGGCTCCCACGTGACGGGCGTGGCTGGGGGCTGCGGCGCCGTCTGCGCCTGGGCCTGAGGAATGACGGCGGTCGAGCCACCAGGACCCGACCAATGCAGCGTGCGGCCTGGCGACGTCAGTGCCGGAACCGAAGACTCAGGCTGGGCAGGCCGCGCCAGACCCAGCGCCCCAGCCTCCCTGAGCACCTCGAGCGCTGCGCTGACACGCCTTGCTGCCTCCTCAAGTTCTTCGATTGTCATCTTCCCGATGTCGGTCACATCCACTCCTCTGCCGGCTCTTCTCGAGCGCGGCGGTTGGATTCGAATTCTGCTTCCATCTGCTCGTCGAGCTCACGCTGTTGCTTCGCGGCCTCCGCTTCGAACCACTCAGGCGTGTTCATCTTCGGTGCCGGGGCCTTCGGTGCTTCCGATGTCCACGCAAGCGCACGGCGCCAAGCGTACAGGACTGCGTCACATACGTCGCTGTGGAACCTCTCGCTGATCTTCGGCTTCTCCGGCTTGGAGCGGTCCCACTCGACGCGCATGCAGTCGCCGGCGAAGCGCGAGTCGGGAGCTGCGAAGAAGAGCCCGGTGCGCATGGCGTCGTTCAGCAGCTCGATGTGTTCGAGCTTGCGCTCCTTCTCTGCGGCTTCGATGGGCACGCCGGACCGCTGCGTCACCTCGTCGGCGATCTTCTTGCCAAGGCCGCCCGTGTCGGCCACCACAGCCAGGGGCTGGTACTTGTCGTAGGCCGTCTTCACGCGCGAGATGAGGCCGCTGATCGACTGCTTGGCGCCGACCCACTCCTCCACGAGGTCGATTTCCGGAGAGTCGTCGCGCCAGCCGAGCACGGCTATCGCGTCGGCGTCGTCGAAGCCGAGGTCGACGCCGATGACGTAGCCCTGCCAGGCTCGAGCCGGTGAGCGACCATTGCGTGTGGGGTCGAAGCGGAAGACGAGGGCGTTGGCGTCGAGCACCCACCTCCCGAACCACTCGCGCTGAATCGACGGGTCGTCAACGGTGACTCCTCGGCGCTTGAGCTCTTCTGTGAGCAACGACTGGGGCGAGCGCCCGCTCTTCCGCTCGATCCACGGGTTGTCGACCACGGACCATGCGTGGTGAGCCCACGCGTCGGAGACTGAGCACTCGTGGAAGTACCCGACCGGAACTGGACCAGGGGTCCCTACGAGGAAGATTTGCCCCGCGAAGTCCATCAAGGCCGGCGCCAGCACCTCGTCGACCAGCTTCGACAGGTACGCCGGAAAGGCCTGCGCCTCGTCGATGATGACGACTCCGAGCGCCAGGCCGCGGAACTTCTCGACCTCGCTCTCGTCGGCTGCACCCGACAGGTAGATTTTGGAGCCATTGGGGAGCTCGATGCAGAGGTCTGCCTCCAACACCTTCGCGGCCTGGTTGTGCTTCTCGGCGAGCTCCTTGACGATGCCCCAGACGAGCCGCTTGGCGTTGATGCGTGAAAGGGTGACGTAGAGCGCCACGCACCCGGGCTTCTTCTTTGCGACGTCGATCAGCTTCGCGGCACACGCGTACGACTTTCCAGCTCGACGGGTGCACACCCCCGTGACGTAGCGCGACGTCTCGATGCCGAACGGGAGCTGCTTTTCGAAGAGGATTGAGCGCAGGTCGAACGACGCTGCGCCAGCGGTGAGGCGCGACTCCAGCGCCTCAATTCGTTTCAGAATCTGCGCGTCGCTCGGCAAGCGGGACACGGCTCACCACCTCAAGTTTCTCGAGTCGCTCGACAAGCCCCTGTCCCTGAGTCACCTCGGTCACCTTGGCGATCACCGCCAGAACCTGAATCAGAGAGAACCCAGTGCCGATGGCGATTCGGTCGCCGCGCATCTCTCGGTAGACGCGCACCATCTCCTCACGGAGCTCCATGAGCGTCTTGAGGCTGTAGGCCTTGGCTGGGCGCCCAGGCTTCCTGGGGGGTGGTGGTGCGAGTTCGTCAGTCATTCTTGCAGTCTCCCTGTAACTTTACTCCCCGTACACGATGCCTCGCACCATCGACATCGGGATGTAGACGCGCTCCATGCGCACCTTGTTCGCTCCACGGTCCTGGTACTTCCTGGTCAGCGTCAGGCCCGTGGCGATCTGCCCCTTCTCGATTGGCGCTGCCCTCCCGTCTGGGTCGAGGCGAGAGGGCACGGCAGAAACGTCTGAGGAGATTGTCACCGACAGACTCTCTCCACCGAACGGAGCCGAGTCGGTGAATCGCACGGAAGTGATCCTGTTGGCTTCGGCTGGCTTCTGCTGGGACTGGGGGTCGCTCATGGCTTCTGCTGGGGCTGGGGGTCGCTCATGTGTGCATACGGTGCGCCGACTTCGGCGTGAAGTCAAGGTTGGGTAGTTTGGATGGTCTCTGGTCACCCAAGATATACCTCCACTCGAGCACCATACTCTCGAACTCCGCCACGTTCCTGGTCTGGAACCCAAACCACGCGCGGATCGCGGTCGTCGACTCCGAGGGCATCTGCCACCCCGTCGCGCAGGGACTTCACCGCGCTCGCTACGCCATCGTCGTCGAGCGCGCGCGGGCCGATGTAGACGAGACGGACCGAGCACGGGAGCGGCACGACTCGACGCTTGATGAGGCTCCTGGCCAGAGCGCGCACCGTCTTCGCCCGCTTCGCCGTTGCGCGCCAGTGCTCTCGGCTGTTGCTGGCGTTGACCAGCTGTACCGGCACGTCCACGACGAGTAGCGGGCGTTGCCAGCCCATGACCGCCAACGCCTTCTCGAGACGCTCAAGCCGCTCGGAGATCATCGCTGCACCGCAGGAGCTTGCGCCTTCCAGTTGAGCGGCACGATCACTGGGAGAGAAAGCGTGATTTCGACCTGAAGAGCGCCTCGCCTTTCGCTGATCGTCGCGACGCCTTG